TGGGCAATTGTTACTTAGAAGCATTTTAGGTAATCAGTCTACAATGAGCAGTTTGTCTCCAGGACTGGCTCAGGCTTTATGGGGTGCCCCTACAGCTTCCAGTGCATTTGGTGGATATGAGGGCGGTGCTGCGGTTCCATCTCAGACAAGTATTTCTCAACCAAAAAATATTCCTCCTCTTCCAGCTGTTTTGAACAGAGGTTGACAAAGTATTGACTCCCCTATTAGTTAGTATATAATTTGTTATATGGATAACGATGCCCCGATTATTGAAACTGTATCAGAAATTGCTCCAGTTAAAGAAATTAAACGTAGACATAGAACTCCAACTCCAAAACAGATTCGCGCACTTCAACTGATCAACCAAGGATATTCTAAAAGAAAGGCCATGTTAGAAGCTGGGTATTCTAAGGCAACTGCAAACGGTAAAACTCACCTAGTTACTAGAAGTAGGGCCGCTATGGAAGTTTTTGAATCTATGAAAGGTGCACTTTCTAGTTCCAAACTTAATGGTGAATATATGGCCAGAAAATTTGAAAAGTGGCTAGAGGCCCAAAAAGATGACAAAGATGATTATAAAACTCAAATTGCAGCTTTTAAGGAATTTAAGGATATTGTAAAACCTGCAGAAACAGAATCTGGATTAAAGAGAAAAATAACATTTGAAGAATTTGTGGGAGATTCTGGAGAAACTGAAAATGAAAATAAATTACCGTAAGTGGGTAGATGGTAAATTTGTCTGCACTAGACATTGTAGAGTTGCTGGCATGCATATAAAAACTCCTTATTGTTTATGGTGTGGAAAGAAATTGAAAGGGGGAAATTAAAATACATCCAAACGACTATTACCAGCGCGCTATAGAAAAATCCTTTTTAATTGTTGATAAGGAAATGAAAGCTATTCCTTTTATTCTTAATCCTCCACAGAGAGAAATTTTAAAGAATCTAGGTGGTATGGACATTATTCTAAAGGCTCGTCAGGAAGGTATCTCTTCTCTGGTTGCTGCTATTTTTGCAATTGATTTTATTACAATTGAAAATATTCGTTGTGTTATTATGTCTCACGAGGACAAGGCCACTTCGCGTTTATTTGACCGTGTTCGTTATTATTTGGATTCCATGAAGACAACTTTTCCAGGTGATCTTCCATATGATCTTGGTCGTTCTTCTACGCATGAACTTTTTAATAAAACCAAGAACAGTTATTATTATATTGGTACAGCTGGTGCGCGTGCTTTTGGACATGGAGAAACAATCAACAATCTTCATATTTCAGAATTATCACGTTGGCCTGAACAAGAAAAAATGATGATAGGTCTTCTTCAGGCTGTACCAAAAGATGGTCGCATTATTATTGAAACCACAGCTAATGGTTATGGTGACTATTTCAATAAACTTTGGACACAGAATAAAGATACCCAATATCCTTTTAGAACCCACTTTCTTCCTTGGTTTAAGTTACCAGAATATGTTCTTCCTGCTGGTGGTTTAGTTGCCTCAGAACTTTTAGATGACGAAAAGCAAATGGTCAATCAATATGGTCTTAAACTTGAACAAATTGCTTGGAGACGTTGGAAAATTAATCAAATGGGAGGTGATTATAAAGATCCTAAAACATGGGACACTTTCAAGGAACAGTTCCCATCAACTGCAGAGGAAGCTTTTATTGTTTCAGGAAATCCTGTCTGGAGTTCTACAACAATGAATCGTTATCTAACTCATTGCAAACCTGCCAAGATACAGGGAAATCTTAGAGGATATGATCCTATTTCTGTAGAAGAAAATGATAGAGGATATTTGAAAGTTTGGAAGGAACCAGAAGAGTTTCATACATATGCAATTGGAGTTGACGTAGCCGAAGGTAAAGTTATTTTATCTGGTGACGATAAAAAGGATCGGGACAGTTCATGTGCTCAAGTATTTGATAAAACTACATATGAACAAGTGGCAGTTTGGTATGGAAACATTGATCCAGACATGCTTGGAATACAGTTAGATATGTTAGGTAGATATTATAATACTGCTCTAATAGGGGTTGAGAGAAATTCTATCGGTATTGCGCCCATTATCAAACTTAGAGATTTAAACTATCCTCATATATACCAGAGAGAGAAAGTCGGAGAATTAACAGATAGAGTCACAGCTGAATTAGGATGGGTAACTACAAGCCAGAGCAAAGAGCAAATTATATCTGAGGCAACTGAACTTTTCAGAGATAATAGAATCCAGTTATATGACGAAGATACAATTGGAGAGATGCGTTCTTTCGTTCGTAATGCTGATGGTAAGGCTGGGGCACAGAGGGGTAGGCATGATGATCGTGTCATGGCCATGCTTATTGGAATAAAAATGTTATCTAAAGCTAAATCATCCTCTTATGTGAATGATATTGAAAGAGATGATATGATGGATGAACAAGGTTTTTATATGGGAGGTGCTAGTTTTGATGCAAAAGGGATGCCAACTAGCCCAAGCAATATGGGGGATTTAGGAGGAGGTGGAGAATTTTAATTATGAATATATTTTTAGCTATATTAAATTTAATCGCGTTGATTATTGTGGTATACTTAATAGTCAAAGGAAATGAAAAATTATATGAAAGTGTTGAAAAAACTCAAGAGAAATATTTTAATTCTCTCGAAAAGAATTTACAAAAAAATAATATTCTTCTTGAAAAAAATAACAAGGAATTTCTTAAAGTTTTTACACAAGTTTTCAAAAAGGAAACTAAAATTGAACTTCCTAAAGAAATAGAAGTAGATAAAATAGAAAATTCTATAGAAAATGCTTCTGAACAAGAAGAAGTTCTTTTAAGCGATACACCGAGAATTCCTATTGTTGAAGGTGTAAAGATGAAATTTGAGGATGAAGAAGAAATTTATCCTATGAATATAGATCCGATAGAAAACTATCAAGAAGATAAAAAAATAAATCCAATAGAAAAATAATATGTCTGCTCAATCAGGTACAACAAGTGATATTGCTCCAACAAATGTTCTATCTAGTGATGGAAATCCTCAATCAATGACTCCAGAAGAAAAAGTAAAGGCAGATGAAATGTATCAAAAAAGAGAATTTTTGGCTAATACCTGTAAACTTTCCCTTACTCATGCTGCGGATGCCCGTAGACGTTATGATTATGAGTGGATGGTTCGTGATTTATTCAGACGCGGTTATCAGTTCTCTAAATACCAGCCAAATACTCAAACTATAGTCTTAGCTTCAAGACAGACTGCAAAGATCCCTGTAAATATTGTAGCGGCCCAGATGCGTTCAATTCGTAACCAAGTAACTTCATTTAGACCTAAATATGAAACATTGCCACGTCACGCAACTGAAGAAAGTAGGGTTCAGTCAAGATACTCTGGAAAATTGCTTGATTATTATTTTGATCATTTAAACTTCAAGAAAAAGATAAAAGAAACAGTTACCCAAGGACTTATGTATTCTATTGGTGGTCCATGGCAGATAGTTTACGATCCAGTTATAAAAGAGGTAAAGGTTTGGCTTGTAGATACATTTGATTTCTTTTTCGATCCATTAGCAGAAGATGAAAATGAATGTGAATTTATGATTAAAGCAGTTAGAAGGCCAAAAGATGAAGTTATTTTCAACAAAGATTATGAAAAATTAGCTCGTAAAGAAATTACTGGAGGTGAGTCAAGACTTGCAGTTTCTGAATATAAACAGTTTATGCTTCAGGCTCTCAAAAATGCTTCTCAAACAAATCGTGACGAAGCACCCACAGTTATCTTATTTGAGGGCGATTTTAAGATTCATGATGAGAAAACTGGGAAAGTTCACATAAGAAAAGTTATCTGGACAGACCAGAACTCAATTCCTCTTTACTGGGAAGAGACAGATAATGATGAATTTGACTATGTTCTTTACCATGCAGATTTGAATCCTAAGGAAATTCTTGGTGAAGGTTGGATGAAACATGTTATGCCAATCAATAGAGTTATTAATTCTCTTGAATCTTCAGTCTATGATTACAACTACAAAGTTGCTAAGGGTAGAATTGTAGTTGATAAAGATTCTGGAGTGAGGGCAATATCTAATGTACACGGAGAGATAATATCTAAGAATAAAGGTGCAGAAGTTAGAGCGATGGACATGCCAGGACTTCCTGTAGCAACACAGAATCAAATAGAACGTATGTATAAGTATCAAGAAGATATAGGAGGCGTCCACGACTCATCTCTCGGTAGAGTGCCACCAGGGAGTCGTAGCGGCGTTATGTTGGCTGAGATGAAACAATCTGACTCTACAAATCAACAGGACTTAGTTGACGGTTTAGAAGACTTTTTAGAAGAAGTTGGTCGTAAAATGCTTAAAAAGATGGCAAAACACTATACAACTATGCAAATTATCAAAGATCTTGGATTTAAAGGTGAGGAATCAAAATATTTTGCAGTTATAGGTGAAAAGGCAAAATTAACTGGTAAGAATATTCCTGGGCATGAAAATCAGGTAAAAGTTGGCCCAGATTGGGTTGATATTCTAAAATTGGGTCAAGATAATCAAGTTAGAGTTACAATTGGCTCTTGGTTAGGTTATACCAAGGAAATGATGCAAGAAAAGACAATTAAACTCTATCAACTTGGAGTTATTGATCAAAAAACTTTCCTTAGACTTTGGGAATTTGGAGATATTGACTCAATAGTTCAAGAAACAAGGGTAGAAAATCTTCTTAAATCTAAATTGCAGAGACCAGTTGGTCCAAATGGCGAAGAACAACAAGATGAGTATGGTTTGGCAATGACTGAAAACGAAATGATGACTTTGGAGGGTAAAGATATGCCAGTTGAGTCTACAGATGACCATATTGTCCATATAGCTTTGCATCAGGAGGCTTTAGGTAAAGGTAATGATGAACTTGTAGGCAAACATATAGCAATTCACCAAATGTATATGGGTGAGGGTGCGGAATCTGGAGAAAGACCTATGGTTTCTGATTTAGGATCCCAACCTGTAGAAGGTATGATGCCAGAAGATGCAGGAAGAAATGCAGAAGTTGCAGCACAGGTACCAGGTGCACCCAGTGTCCCAGAGGCAACTTTAGGTCAGGCAAACGCAATGGGTACTGCACAGGTACCTGGAATGTAGATACATTTTGACTAATACTGTATAATTATTACAATGAACGGAAAGTACACACATAAGATGCCTTCAGATATTTATCTCAATAACCCAGATAAGGTTGTGGGAATGAAAGAATATTGTGAAGTTCAGGCCTCAGACCTTAATGGTCATTTTGTTCCCACTGAAAAATCTAATAGTGAAAATCTTACAAAAACTGAAGATAGCATTCAGGAAGATTTTAGTTTATAGTTAGGAGGTGAATTTTATGGACAACAAAGTAAAAATATCTGGAGAAAGTGATTCTAACTTTAATTTACATGGTTCAAGTTATGCTGGACCAGAAAATATGGTTCCAGAAAACAAAGGAACAAAAAATCCAGATGATATCACAAAGAAAGAAGTTTCAGCAAAAGCTGAGGTTTAATTTCCGTTAGATACAGCAATACTTGACAATTATTATAATAACGTTATATGCTGTATCCAAGAGCAATTAAGCTCATTCGTAACCTGAAAACGTTACAGGTAGTACTAATATCTTTAAATTGGCGAATCGCTTGACGTAATCACAGTTAGAAAGGAGAATAATATGGCAGATGAAATAGATGCTATGTTAGATGGGCAAGAGACACCAGCCCCTGTTTCCCAAACACAAAATGGTAGTCAGATTGATGCATCAGATGATGATGTTCAATCCGAAGAAGAGGTTGAATTTAACAAGCTTACTGGAAGTACCCAGGAAAGAATTAGACAACTAGCTAATAGCAAGAGAGAAATGGCGGAAAAAATCGCAGGATATGAAAATATGCTGAGAACCGTTCCTCCTCCTGCTCCACAGGTAATTGAATCTAATCCTGATATTCAGACAGCTGTTCAAAAATTAGATAATGTAGGTATTGCAACCAAAGACTATACAGATCAAAGGATCAGTCAGTCTTTATCAGCACTACGTTATGAACAGGAAATGAATAGGCTTGCGTCAATTTACGATGGAAAGGATAACAAACCTTCATTTGATCGTGTAGAGTATGAAGAATTTGTTAGAGATAACCCTGTTTATGCTAATTACTTTCCTGAAGACACCTTCAAAATGAAGATGTTTTCAGATGAATTTAGTAGTTCCAGCAACGATGGGATACAAACCGTAAATGAATCAAAGACACTCAAACCTACCAAAACTTCACAGCACAAGGAATCCTTCACCCCCGAATATATCGAGGATAAATTGAAGAGTTTGCCTGCTGCAGAAAGAGAACAATGGTATGGGGAACACTTGTCAGAGATTAACGCAACATTGGGTAAGATGAACCCTTAAGATAATTTAATTCACCCTCTTCAACTACAATTTGAAATTTATTTTAAAAGTAAATTTGAAGGAAGGGGGTGAATTATTTATGGCTACAGGAAATATAACTACGACAACAGCGGCAGTGTTTCTACCAACTATTTGGTCGGTAGATACCGTTCGTGCTACAGAAGCAGCTTTGGTCTTTGCAGGCCTAGTTAAAAGATATGATGCTTTAGTAAAATCAAGGGGTCAAACCATTGAAATTCCTAATATCAGTAATCTTACAGCTACAGCTAAAACTGTAAACACAGACGTTTCCAACACCACTATTACTGAAACTTCAACAACTCTTAATATCAACAAATGGTATTATGCTGCGTTTAAGATTGAAGATATGGTTGCTGTACAAAGCAATTACGATCTTAGATCTGAGTATTCGGAAAAAGCAGGTTACGGAATCGCTGCACAGGTTGACACTGACGTTGCAGGAACATATTCTAGCTGGACAACTACAGCAGTAGGTTCTTACGGAACAGATATTGGTGATGCAACAATCATCAGTGCTGATCTTGCATTGAACTTGCAGAATATGCCTCGTGACAACAGAGCAATGGTTATTCATCCAAATCAATTAGCTGCTATTATGAAGATAGACAAATTCGTAAAGGCTGATTACCTTGGTGAGTACCAGAATCCAACCCCTGTTAAGAAAGGACCTCAAAGCAGATGGATGTGGGGTAACATTTACGGTATCCCCGTATATTACTCAACAAACGTTCCAGCTACAGCAGCAACTCCTACGCAATATCACAATGTGATGTTCCACAAGGAAGCTATGGC